CCACCGTTGGCAGGAGTATTCCACTGGACTGTAACGTTACCGCCGTTCGTTGCCGTATCTACGAGATCGTAGAACGCAATGAGAGGAGCCGTGGTGTCTGTACCCGTATGACGGAACAGCACCGCTCCACCGATGGTCTGACCGGCTGCAAGCGCCGTGAAGACCACATCGTCTGCATCGAGGTACGTGAAGTCGTTTGTGTCGTCTCGTGTCACGACCTCGTTCGCGAGCGCCTGTCGAGCATAGCCCGAGACCGTCACTTCGTGTGACAGAGGATCGTTGGCCGATCCATCGTCAACAGTCAGGTGATCTTTGTTCGCTGTGTACGTGGACTGCACGAGCATCAAACGAAGATCCGCACCTTGCAGGTCGGTCGTCGCCTGTGCGAGTTCTTCCAAGCCTTTGTTGTAAACTAGATTCGCCATGTGTGTTCCCTTTCTAAAAAGAAAGGGCTAGGGCTCTGTAGAACCCCAGCCCCCATCCAGAACCAGACTTTCTGCAACCGATTACGGCTTGGTGAAAGCAATCGTGTTAGCCGGGGGATACTGATCTCCACCCAGGACAACCGTGACGCCGTAAGGAGCCACTGCCGCTGCAACCGTGCCAACGATACGGATGTACCGCTTGCAGCCGTTGCCATCGAGCTTCAGCCGACCGACCTTCATCGCCAGGTCAGTAGCATCCGTCAACTGCGCGAATGCAGCGCCGGTCAGGTCAGCGTAAGGATCCACGCTGCCATCGTCGCTCGAATGCTGGACTTTCACGTCCAACGTACCGGACGCTGTGAACGCACCAGCCGCGAGACAAATCATCGCTTCGCTGTACCCCTTGGTATCGATACCAGGGCCGTTCACGGTGCCGATTGCGCTACCAGAAGCGCCTAAAACACATTTCAAGTACTCTTCAAGTCTCTTCATTGTCTTTCCTCCCTGTCATTAAGAGTGTCATGAACCCCGGCTTTCACCGGGGATCAGATTTTTCATTCACTCAGATTACGCTGTCATCTCCATGCTCAAGTTCTGGCCGATCACAAAGCTCTCTTTGTGTCTGACCATGCAGTCCACTTCCTGAACGAACCGAACCCAAGTCTGGTTCGTCACGAAAGCTGTCGAAGCTTCCTGTGAGGCCATGATCGAAAGACCCTGCCACACACCCACGATCATCTCAGCCCAGTTACCGAACACGATCTCGGTCTCATCAGGAGACGTTGAAGTGTCGATGCTCAGGTTGGTCGTGGCTTGGTACGGATAGCCGATGAAGCTCGCCAACTGGCTCTGGCCAATGGGATGAGCAACGTGACCACCGAAGCCGTCTTCCGCAGCCGCTCCATAACGAGCTTGCTGCAAGAATCGCTTTACGCGAGGATGGAACGCATACGCGAGTTTCCCTCGGAGAGCATTAGCCTCTTCGACCTTGCCTTCCAGGTCATACAGCGCATTCCAGATCTGCACTTTCTTCGTCAGAGAGACGAGATCAACAGTCGGGATGGAGGGGATGTTGTACAAGCCGAGGGGCTGTGCATCCGAACCAGTTCCCTTGAACACCGCTTTGTCGATCAACTCCGCAATCGCGAAGGCAACGTCCTGACGGATCATCGCTTCGATGGACGGGTTGCTCATGCGAAGTAACCGGTTGGTTACCTTCACAATGGCTCCGCACATATGCGGCTCAAGCTGTTGCTGCTTGAGTGACAGGTCAGAGGCCGTTAAGCCAGTGGCGTTGTCTTCACCCAACCAGATCGGGGTCGCACCGCCAGCTTGACCAGGGATTTCAACCGGAGATCCAACCAAGCCATCGATGTACGTGACACCGAGCGCCTTGGAGACCAGGTTCGCACGGAGCATTTCAATGAAATCTCCGAGAACCTGAACGGGCACAACGTACCCACCAGCCGAGTCAACCTCGGTGGACATGGTCTTGACGACGCCGTCCTTCTCGCCCTTTGAAGTTGTCTGAAACACTTCCTTCTCGAAACCAGCATTGGCCCAGTTACGGGTCACAATCGCGTTGACTGCACGCATGAGTGAGAACTTGTCTTTCTCGAACTCAAGGCCAGGGATTGAAGTCAGCTTGCTCTGCGAAGGAGCCGCTTTCTTGATACCCTCGACTTCAGCTTTCAGCGCAACGGCCTCTTCCTGAAGTTTCTTGATTTCAGACTTCAGTTCTGCGACCGACTCGCCAGTGGCAACAGCTTTCTCAAGCTTGCCGTTCAGATCTTCTAACTTCTTCATCAGTTCATCCATTGTCGTTCTCCTCCTCATGCGCCGGTCACAACGACCGGACAATTATTTACTGAAAATTACGTAGACCCGAGGTAAAATTTTTTACTTCGAGACTTTCTTCGTCATCTGCTCCAAGAGTCCGAACACTTGCTTTGCAATGTCGCCAGCCGGTCCAGGGATCTGCCCTGCTACCGCTGCAACCTCAGACACATTCGGAGCCGAGTTCGAAGTCATCTGCTTCTGCAACGTGGTAAACATCGCAGTGAGCCCGTCCAAAGATTTCGCAGCCGTCTCCGAAGCAGTGGCCTGTGCCTTGAGCAGCGTCTCTAGTGCTTCGATGCGCTTGGTTAATGCCGCGATTTCTTCTTTCATGGCCTCTTCGTCCTCCTCGGGTGAACTACCTACAGTATTTACTTGTACTGGATTTT